AGCACTATGTATTAATTGTTGATGGAGATTCTATTGAACAAGCTTTAGTATCTATGAGTTCGTCTCAAGGTAAAATAAGCAGAGGATGGAACTCTATGATGTTGTCTATTACCTTTGAAGGTAAAAATGGACCATACAATCCATCATCTTTTAGCCATAGTTATAAACTAACTTCAGTTTTAAATTCTGGTAAAGGTAATCAATGGTACGGTTATAACGTTGTCAAAATTGGTCCAGTTAAGGACGAAGCTTTGTACGAACGTTCTAAAAAGTTTTACACTAGTTTAGCTAGCAAATAGTGTAATTAGTGGGCGGCTGATGGAGACGAAGGCCGCCCATGTTTAATTAGAGAGCAATATGAAAGAGTTAAGTAAATTTATATATATTTTTGAAGGTTTAGATATCGCCCATGGTATCACTAAAAAAAGTGATGAGATTAATGAAAAGGGTAAAAATAAAACTAGTTCCTTTATAATACACAAACCACCTATTGAAAAAGTATGGCAAGATCATTTAGAAGGTAAGGATCCAGGTTTAGGTATCATTCCAATTAATAGAGATAATAAATTAAAATGGGGTTGTATAGATGTTGACATATATCCGGTAAATCATCAAGAGTTTGTTAAAAAATTACAAGAAAAAAATGTTAAAGCAATAGTGTTTCGTTCTAAATCTGGTGGAGCACATATATTTGTTTTTACAAAAACTTTTGTTCCAGCGATTGTAATGAGAACAAAATTAAAAATTATAGCTTCAGAAATTGGTTATGCAAGAGCAGAAATATATCCTAAACAAGATACCATTAATGTTGCTAGAGGCGACACAGGAAGTTTTTTAAATTTACCATATTATAACTACAAAAATACAATACGATATGCTTTTAACTCTAAAGGAATTAAAATGTCTTTAGAAGAATTTTTTAATTATCATAGCGAAATGGCTATGACAGAAGAAGAGTTAACCAATTTTGCTATTATAAACGAAAAAGAAAATTTAGATTACTTTAAAGGTATGCCACCATGTCTAGTTACTTTACTAAGTGATGGAGTTCCAAACGGACAAAGAAATAATTGTATGTATAATGTTGGTGTATATCTTAAAAAAAGATATTCACAAAATAATGAGTGGAAAGGTCGTATGCACATATACGATGAAAAATTTATGAAGCCACCATTAGGTTCTAATGAAGTTGATGTATTAAAAAAATCTTTAGAGAATAAAGAGTATAAGTATAAATGTAAAGATGAACCAATAGCTAGTTTTTGTAGTGCTAAAAAATGTGCAACAAAAGAATTTGGTATAGGTGAAGATGGTCCTACTTTAGAAATTACAGAAATTAGAAAGTATGAATCTGAACCACCGATCTGGTTTGTTTCATTAGATGGCCCTACAGTAGAAGTAGATGGAGCGACACTTCATGACGCAGAAAAATTTTCTGTAGCATGTATGGAACAGATTGGAAAACCTTTAATGCCTGTTCCAAAACACGCATGGAGAAAAGCATTAATAAAATTAATGTTAAATGCTAAACCAATAACAGCACCAGAGTCTTCTAAAATTAGTGTCCAGCTAACTGAAATATTATCTGAATATATTAATAAAACGCCAGGTAGAGATAAAGAAGATATTTTAAGAGGTGTTGCATTTACAGATAAAGAAGGCATTACTATGTTTAAGTTTTCTAACTTTTGGAAGTATTTATTAAGAACAAAAACTTGGGCTGACAAGACATATCCAAAACAAAAAACACTAAGAATGTTACAGCGGCTATTTAAAGCAACAGAAACTAGTCCAAAAATAGATGGTAAGACTCATAGAGTTTTAGAAATGGATCATCTTAATTTAGATAAACCTAATACAAAACAATATGAAATGGAGAAAGAACCATGGCAGTAATTAGAAAAAAAATAATGGGACCACCTGGTACAGGTAAAACTTATAGACTTGTTAATCATTATTTAAACAAAGAAATCAATGATTTACACACTAACCCACAAAAAATAGCTTATGTTACATTTAGTAGAGCTGCAGCATTAGATGGTGACAAAAAAATTCAAGCAGCTAAAGATGATAAGGAAGAATTACTTTTTCCAAAAGTTGAACTTTTATATGTATCAACTTTACACGCATTAGGTAAAAGAGAATTACAAATTCCAAAAAAACAAATACTCACAGGTTCTAAATGGAAGCAATTTAAATACGTTTATCCAATTTATTCTAATGTAAATTTTAATTCATTTTGATAAGCGGGTG